ATCCTTTGGTGACTTACATAATGTCTGGGAATAATAAGCTATAATGTCATCTGCTTCTACTTTATCAATAGAAACAACTTTAACAGGTAGGGTTTTTAAATAATGAACTAACCTAACTAATTGGTCTATTTTGGCATCATGTTCATCTTCGACACTTTCAAAAATTTCCCAATTGGTAATTCTTTTAATGTGTCTACCTGCTTTATATCCAGGTAATAGGTTTTTTCTATTGTTGGAAGAACCGGCACCATCAAAAACCACATAAACCTGTGTGGGTTGGATTTGTCTAATAAGTACCCCGAGGGATCTTAAGAATCCCCCTAATCCTCCTATATGTTGTCCCCTAGAATTTACCATATTCAATATAGCAAAATTTCTAAAGAATAAATTCAAACCATCAATTAAAAGATATCTTTCTCCTAATTGGGCAGGTTCATTATTTTCTTGAACTTGACTTAAAATATCTAAGGGACTACCTTCTTTCATATAACCTATTTACCTAAATATAATAAAAATAAATGCAGAACCAAACCCTAGCTTGGCTCTTCTGTGAAGATATTCACATATGTTTCTTGTGATTCTTCTTCACCTACTAATTTAAAATCAGCACCTCCCAGAATATTTGACCATTCTTCTTGACGTGATTTCTTATAAGCATTGAGTGCATTAGGGCTTTCCTCAATAAAACCATGAGGGGTCATAACAATCTTTCCTCTAGTTGTTACCCCATTAATATGGTTTTTATCAATTTGAATATTTACTCGTTTAGCAAATTCTACTTGTTTACCATCTTTGATTGCTTTAATCTTAGAGGTACCAGCAGACATAATATTACCAAAAGTAATTACAAATGTTGAGTCATACCACATTGCATATCCCCCCTTATTCATCAACTTAGGTTGACCCATAGGAGATTCTGGTTTTAGAGTCCATACTTTATTAATACAAACTAATGTATTGGTGTATTTTGAGGATTCCTTACGAGATAATGTAATTTTCTGATTTACATTATTTGCGAATTGGGTTGACATTGCCCCCGCGTTCCATTCATTGTTGTTCTTATTAGAACGAATAGACAGTTCACAAGGAATACTACCAATGGAATCCCATAAAAATACTAAATCATATGGTAAATTGCCCTTTTTCTGCTCATCAACTAAATCTAAAATGAAGGCAGCTACATCTTCAATAGTATTTAATGATTCTCTATCTGCATAGATAAAATCTCCCTCATATCCTAATACTTCACCTGTTTCTTCATCAGCAATCGCATCTACCTTTAACCCCATCTGAGTGGCATGCTCCCAGTTCCATTTCATCTCAGTGATAATGAAGACTGGAAGTATACCATTCTTTTGGGCTGATACGGCAGTTTCGATTAGTGCAGTGGTTTTCCCGGTGTCGGAGTGTCCTCGTAAAAGCACAATATGACCCATTGGAATCCCAGGGATTGAAGTAACGGTTTGAAAAGCATCAGACAGAGGAATCCATTGTTGGTCTTTGAATTTTACATTCTGATCTAGTCCCTTTTTAGTTTTAAAACTTTTTAAATCAAATTTAGATCTGATTTCTTTAGAGACTGCTTCCGATAGTGATTTACTTTTTCTGGGCATTACTTACTTAATTAAAATGGTAAATCATTCTTTTCGTTCTCACCAAACAAATCATTGAACTTATCAACGTTTGTTTTTTTCGCACCCGTATCTAATGTGTAGTTAGTTTGGGAGGGTGGAGGTGGAATAGAAGATGGGATGGGGGTAGAAGTATTTTCTCCTGAATCAGAATCTGGGTCTAACCAACTTTGTAGAAATCCTTTAATCTCATCAAATTGATAACGCTTGAAGATTTTAAACGGATCAGCTTGATCACCCATGAATTTTTCTATTGTATCCTTATCATCGGCAAGAGGAGTTACTTTCATAGAAGGACCAATTGTAGTCTTGTTATAAGGTGTTCCTGTGACTTCAGGTCCTACTGTGGTAAGTTTAATATCACGTCCTTCTAGAATATCCGTATAGTCACCAATTTCTTCATCAGCAGCCATATTAAGGAATGATTGATAAACTTCTTTACCAAATTGCCATAGTTTGACTCCTTCTTCTTCTTCACCACGAACAATAACAGGGGCAAAAATACGAGTTTTGGGATCTAACTTTTTAGCAATGCGCCAATTTTCTTTATCATTAGTCTGACGTAGTTGTTTTGCAAATTCCACAATTGGATCTTTTTCTTTCCAATTTAGGGGAGAAGCAATTACACGTTGACCTATTCCATAATAGAACATCATTTCAGTGAATGGGAATTCAGAATTAAATTTAGAGGGAACAATTCGAATGGTTTGTTTACCAATACTTGGTTTCCAGAATAAATTTTTCTTTTGATTATTCCCACCTGTGGGGGCAGTTTTATTAAGCGATGCCAACCGCTGTTTGATAACATTTAAATCCATAGTAACTTTTTTTTAAATATACGAAAACAATTTCAGGTATCCAACTAGAGTTCAATAATTTTATGAATCTTAGTTTTCAACTGTTTAAATTCATCCTTATTCGTAAGTAGGATGGAATTTCTATAGTGTCTCCATTCAATAGGAAACTTAGTGTCAACTACACCTCCATTTAACCTTTTAATTAACTCATTAAGAGCATTAATTGTGTAAAGGGTATTTGATTCTTTTTTTCTGTGTACTAGTATAGTACCAGAAGGAATTTTAGTTATATTAGATGTATCCACATTGTAGGTACAAGCATATTCATTATTAGACTGAATATACAAGACAAATATCTTATTAAAAATGATTTCATAGTTAGAGGAAATGTCTTCTACTAAATTATCAAGATCTTCGATAGATGTAAATGTGCAAAATAGTTTATTCCCTCCCAACTCTTCTAGATTATAACCAAAATTTAAAATATCCGTTCGGTTATACATACTAGAGGGATTGTAAAGAAGAGTAGTTGGATCCATAACTAATTTTTATTTTAAGTTCTCGTTCAGAGAATATATTTTTTAAACTATCAAAAAGTTTTTTTTCGGTTCTATCAAAATCAAATAAAAACGAATCAAAGTTATATAATACTAACTTTGTATTATACCCTTTGAGTAACTTAAACATCTTACATAAGATAATAACATTATTTGAGGTCTCCAAATTCTGTAGTAAATAATTTAATAATTTAGATGGAGTCATGTTATCTAAAGTATCTTTTTGAAATTTGTATTTTGAAATAGGACATTCTATATAACCTTGATTATTAAAATCTTCCCATAAAATATTAGTAAAATCTTGGGCTTTAGAGAAAAATTCTAAATTAGAGTATTTACCAAAATTACCACTGTATAACATTTTAAATGTTAATTGTTTTGCCTCCTTATACTCTACTCCATACATTTTTGAAAATGATTTATGAATATCTCCATCATCAAATTCATAATCTATTAGTTTAGCTAGTAGTGTAGGATGATATGCTGAGATGTCCATTTCTACAAACACATCATTTCTAGGGATAAAAGGTATTCTAGAATCATCTTTTTTAGATAAAGCAGAATAATTTACTCCTCTAAATTTATTTGAAGGTCTTGTAGTAATTGTTTTAAAGTTATAGGAAGGGTAGACGTACTCTCTATTGGTTGGGTAGAATTGATTTGAGAATTTTTCTGCATCAATATGAATTCCACTGGTCTCGAGAGCGTAGAATACCACTGTAGATCGTCTGTTGTAAAAGTCGTTGATCGGTACATCTATTTCGGATTTTAATTCGTTAAATAAATTTTCACAGTATTCGTAATGCTTAGTAACTGGGATTATTGTATTTAGGTTTTCTTTATTGGGGTGTTTAGAATAAAAATAATTATGGGATGGTGTAAAAGGTTTTTGGTAATTAGGTTTATTTAGAGTTAAATCTACTACATTAGCATGATAGTAATAGTGCAAAAATTCTTTTTTATCTCTTACATAAACAGTTCCACATTTATTTAACCATTCTAAACCTAAACCCTTTAAGGTTTCACTGTGATTAATAGCTATAATATGACCCTTGGAATCTAGAGGTTTTACATAAACTAAAGAAATAGGATTATAGTCTGCGGGGTGTGTATTGAAACTAAAAGGAATAATCTCAACAAAAACCTTACTTAAATCTTTAGTAAAAAACCTATTTAATTGATCTTTAGTTTCTATTAACCAGAACATCCAGTAAATATACTAAATATTTTACTAGTATCCACCTCCTCCTCCAGATGGGGGTGGAGTAGATGAAGGGGGAGTATAAGAAGGTTGAGTAGATGGTGGGGGAGTTGGAGTAGGTATATTTGAGATTCCTCCTAATACTTTACCTTCACCATATTTTCCCTTATAAGATTTACACCAATAATTGTTTTGGATTTTAGCTTTCCATTTACTGCAAAATTGAGTTTGGTTAAATATACAATTACCACAATTTTGTTTAGCAGGAAC